TTAAGAGAGAAAAAAGATTTTAGAGCATTATTAAAACAACGTATTAGAGAAGCACAAGAATCAGGAGATTTAGATGAATTATATAGATTAGCAAATCGTATTGAACGCACAGATGGCAAAGTGGAACAGATAGTTGCCATGAAAAAAGTAGATGGTTTTATGGGTGCTTTAGACAAAGGAATGAGAACAGTAAACGAAGTAGGTATCAACGCATTACTTTCTGCACCTACTACTCAAGAAGTTAACTTTATATCAGGAGTAGCACAAAGTTATTTAGCAGCCTTAAAGTTAGCTTTAGGTTCAAACAATTTAAAAGAGTTAGAAGGTGCTAAAAGACATTTGTTTGCTTTAAATTCTAATTTGAATTTTGGTCTTAAAGCTTGGAAAAAGTCTTGGGATATGGAGGATAACTTTGTAAATATTGGAAACTTTAAAGGTGATACTGGACAGAGATTTATGATTTCTTCTGATGGCGATAATTTAGCTTCTAGATTTGTAGACAAAACAGGTAAATTTATAAGACTGCCAATGAGATTGATGACATCTACTGATGCTCTGATACAAGCTCCTAACATTATTGCTGCTGCTACTTTTGAATCTTTCAATGAAGGTCTTAGGCTTGGTAAGCAAGGAGATGAATTAAATAAATTTATAAAAGGTCATGTCGATTCGATTCTTCAATACTATGCTGAAAATGGCAAAGTGCCTTTAGGTAGTGGTAGTGAAGATATTGTAGACGCTGGTTTAACAGAAAAAATATTAAAACAAGCACAGGATTTTGGTAAAACAATAACCTTTACACAAGATATAAGAACAGAAGATTATTTTGGTAAAGGTGCTTCTGCTTTAAATAAATTTGCTAACAAACACCCACTTGCTAGATTTTATTTTTCTTTTACAAAAGCACCAACAAACATCTTAAAATCAAACGCAAGATTACTTCCTATTATCAATCAACCTATGGTTATTGATACAGGTAAAGGTTTTACTAATTTAAACCTATTAAATCAAGCACTTTTGCCAGAGATAAGAAATGATTTGTTAAGTGCAGATCCAATCATTGCACAACAAACAAGAGGTGAAATACGTTTAGGCATGGGTTTAGCAATGCTGATTGGTGCAACTGCTATGGACTATAGAAGAAAATTAAGAGATGAAGAATTTGTACCTCCAATTATCTTGACAGGTGGTGGTCCTGATTTTCAAAAACCAGAAGGTGCTGCTATGTGGAAGTCTATGTGGAAAAATGGTTGGCGACCATACAGTAAAGGAACTTTGCAGTATGACGAAGATGGCGAACCTTTATTTGGTGATGATGGTGAACCAGTATATGAGTATGAAACTTACGAAAATATACCCGAACCTATGGCTGGTTATCTACGTCTGATGGTAGATTTTATCAACGCTTCTGGTGTAATTGGTGATAAACCTTATGACGATTTTACTATTGGTTGGGTAGGTGCAGTTGGTAGGAATATATTTAACAGAAGTTTTACAGCACAAATAAATGAATTGATGAATATATTTCAAGCAGTACCAAAAGTAGGAGAAGGAGATGAAGGCGAAGTTGATAGTCCTACAAACTATAGAGTTAAAAAGTTTTCAGAATATGTAGGCAGACAATTAGTTGGAAGACTAATACCATACTCAAATTTAGGTGCGAGATTAAAACAAACACCAGCAGACATTTTAAAAATAATGGGTTTTAGTGATGAAGAAGTACAGCTTTTACAACAGAGAGTCGATACAAAAGTTAGAGAAGGTGATGCAATAAATCAAGAACTTTCAATAAGTGATCCTGAGTTTAATAAACATAATTTGTATCAAAGAGTTTTAAGAGACATAATTAACCAATCACAAGAAAAATTTATGGGTATAAATTATGATTTACCTTTTATGTATGAACACATAACTAACGAACCAGTTTTATATCCACAAAAAAAAGGACTAGATTTATTTTCTTTATCAAGGCATAGTAGAAGTAAAAATTACAAGATTTACAAAGCACAAGCTTTGATTGGAAGAATGTTACCAGAACCCAAAGAAATAATTACAGGTACTATTAGAGGTGGAACTGAAACAGTAACACCTATTAAATTAACAACAGGTGATTACAATAAATTAAAAGAAGTTATAAATACGCAAAAATTAAATTATGACGGATTTGGAGAAAAAACAATACTTGAGACTATGAACAATTATTTGGAATCACCAGCCTATACATCAAGAGCAGGTATTATAGAAGAATATGGATTGACTAACGCTTTGGGTAAAAAAGCAGCACAAGAAATATATTTAGATTTGGCTGAGATAAATAGAACATATATTAAACATGGTGAAAACTTATATTTTGAAAGCAGAGGTCAAAATGAATTGCAGCAAAGAGTAGATAAAAAGAATAAAATTAAAGAAGAATATTACAATGCACTTGAAAAGTCTTTGAACACCTTTACTAAATAGTTATGGCTACCAACACAGTTCCTTCATTTACAGACCATACAGGTAATGGCAATACCGATTCCAATGGTAAGTCTGATGCTTTTAATATTTCGTTTGCTTACTTAGCTGAATCTGAAATTGATGTAACAGTAGGTACTGACTTTACTCCTAAGACTCAAGGTACACATTATGAGTTTGCTAGTGGAACTACTATAAAGTTTTTATCAGGCCATGTACCTGCTAATGGTGTTGCAATAAAGTTTCAAAGAGATACAGATATATCTGCTAAAAAAATAGACTTTCAAGATGGTTCTGTTTTAACTGAAGCTGATCTAGATACTCAAAGTGACCAGATATTATTTGGTCTTCAAGAGTTTGTTGATAAAGTTAATAACGATCTATTAAGGAGAGATGGTAGTAATACAATAATTGGATCTTTACAGTTTGAAGGTAGTGGTGTTGATGATTTTGAAACAACACTATCAGTAACTAACCCTACTGCTGATAGAACAATTACCTTACCAAACGCTAGTGGTAATGTTGTTTTAGATACTCTTGCTCAAACATTAACAAACAAAACCATTACAGCTACAGCATTTACTTCTAGTAATGTTGATATAAATGGTGGTGCTATAGATGGCACACCTATCGGTGCGAACTCTGCCAGTACTGGTGCTTTTACTACAGGTACGATTGCAACAGCTAATACTACTAACCTTACTAATACACAAAAATTAAAAGTAAATTCTGGTTCTGCTTCAGATGATGGAGATGGTACATATACTTTGTCTGGTGGTCATATAACCCTTGGAACCAATGATGCAAATGCTTTACAACTATTTCATGATGCAAACAACAGCAATAGTTTTATTAGTGAAGTTGGTAGTGGCGATCTAGTTATAGTTACTAATGGTACTAATTTATTTTTACAAAAAGATGCAACATCAGGTCATGCTGAAGACTTTATACAATGTATAGCTAATGGTGCTGTAAAGATATTTCATGACTCACAACCTAAATTAACTACTTTAACTAATGGTATTGAGATAACAGGTAATGTTGATTTAGATGGTATTACAGGTGCAGGTGTTGTTACCTCTGGAACTTCATCAAGTGATACGCAAGTTTATTCTGCTAAACGTGCTGAAGAAAGATTTTATGGTAAAGATACTTTAGGGGAAATCCAATCAGGTGAAACTTGGAGTAGTGCTGATGATAAGGTTGCTACAACAGCAGCTATAGATGCAAGGGTTATAGACCTAGTAGATGATGTTGGTGGTTTTGTACCAATAGCAAATGAAACAAGTTTTCCTAATGCTAACCCTGATGTAAATAATGGTACTGGTACTCTTGTTAGCGTACCTTTAGCAAACAATCTTACTTCTAATAGTAGTGGTGTTATTAGTATTGCAAATGGTACTGTAGGCAACTCTACAGTTACTATTACAGGAGCTACAGCCAGTTCTACTTTTGCTCAAGGTTTTGGAATAATTGTTGAGACAACATCAACTCTTAATACTTATACATTTCATAGATATGTACCAAAAGCAACTGAGGTAACTACTGTTGCTACTAACATAACT